CGTCGGGGGGCCAAGTTGTCATTTCATGGAATGCACAATAATGTCTAAGAAATTTGAAGCGCAGTTGCGCAAAATTGACCAAAAGATGTCCCTTGAAAATAGGGAAAACGATCTCAACCGTGCTAGAGCGATTAGTGTTGGAACTTGTTTTGGTGGTACAACTGAAGTAATGGTTCGCGCAAATGACGGTCGGGTTTTATGGATGCCCATGCAGCCTGTAGAAGTCATCGAACTTATTCACCAGCTTGCAGCAAACGTGGGGTGTCATTTACACTTACAACCACGCCAAGATTTTTCTAGTTGGAGAGATTGGCGTGTTAGCGAAGCCGAAAAGAAACATCTAAATGGATTCCCACCTTTTGTAAGTGATATGGGGGTGGTACAAAATTTGGGTAATGTTGGGTTTAACCAAAAAGAAGTTGAAGCAATAGCAGACGAAACTGCTGCGCAAGAAGAGTACATAAACATTCACGGTGCTGCGGCCCGCGCACCAAAAAAGGAGCATCACAATGCTGTGGCAACTGAAAAAACTGTCAACAAACGAAGCGCTAAACGAACCACAAAGACTTCCTGAAAACTGGGGGTCAATCTTTGGCATGTCGGGTATCAAGGACCGCCTTGGTGATTTGTCGTGGTTAGGTGATGCTTATGCTGACCAAGGATGGTTTGAGGTGGGCGAAGAGATCCCAACACCTATGACCGCTGATGAAGTCAATGCGACAATTGCGCAGATGTTAATAAACACCGCTTGGGCTGTTGCAGCAGATGACACCACTATTACACGTGGTCAACGCGCTGATTGGATGGCGTTCCGTCAGGCTTTGCGCGACATCCCTTTGCAAGCTGGTTTTCCAACAGATATAGTTTGGCCTACTGAACCCGCATGAACAAATACCTAATTCGGTTTAACAAAAGCCGAGGTCAACCGGGCAGGGGTTCAGGGGAACATGTCTGGCGGGTATTTGAAAACGGTAAGGAGCATCTTGCCAAGCATGTTCGTATTCAAGTGCCGTCATGGAGCGAAGCAGACGGCCCTGACTGGAACATTGCGTGCGAAGGAAGCATGTTATTTTTTACTGACACAGACACGGCGGTGATACTTCCATGACGTGGTTTAACTTTTTACAAAAACCTATTGTTTTAAACTGCTACACAAAACGCACGGACGTGTTTAATTTTGCTCCAGTTAGTAAAAGTTCGGATTTTATTCCAAGTTGGTGGAAAGATATACCAAAAACAATAAACCCAGAAGATAAGTTTTATGCCAGAGGCACCATGAAAGGGTGCGCTGGTTTTACTGATTTATATAATACTGGCTTTATTATCCCTATGTGGAGCGATTTTGCTATTGAATTAGGGGAAATTGGCAATCCACATTACAGATTTCAATACTCTGACCATTGCTCGCAAGCCGACGAACATTCTACTCAACAACGTGGTTCAGCTTATCCAGCAACACACTATCAGCATTTAAAATTAAATTCACCTTGGTTATTTAGATGTGATGAAGACATTAGTTTTTTGTTTACAGAACCTTCTTGGAATATAGAAACGCCAGAAAAAATTCAGATAATGACGGGCATATTAAATTTTAAATATGAAACTCAAAGTAATATAAATATGTTGTTTATAAAACAACCAGAGATGTCAAAATATTTTATAAGTTTTGGTCAGCCTATTGCGCATATTATTCCGCTCACGGAAAGAAAAATTATTTTAAAAACGCATTTAGTTGATGATGAAACATATAGTCGTATAAATGGAATTGGAAAACAATTAAAGTTTGTTGGTAATTACAGAATGGTCAAACAAAAAATTAAAGAAAATAAGTGCCCGTTTCATATTACTCCGGAAAAGTAAACAGCGCAAAAGGTTAAAAATGACTGATGTTGATGTAATACGTATTTTTAAACGCGCTTTAGAAATGCTGCAACAAGATTTAGTTTTTTATATGGAAGAGTACGATTTGCCGCCGCACAACAATGGCCGAGCCCTTCAAGTTGCAGATGATGCTATTAGTGTGTGCAACGATCTTTTGCAAAAAGCTAAATACCGCAAATAGCCATGCAAGATTGGCCAGAAGCTTTTATACTTGCGGCTGTGATCGTCGCCTTCATCGTGTGGGGGACGTATACGATACTTTGGATTTGGGGATGAAATGGTTGACATTACCAAAGCAATTGGAGCCGTTGCCGCTTCTGTTGCCGCACTAGGTGGCAGTTACACACTTGCTGATAAGTTTGGTTGGTTTGACCGCGCAATCATTGAATGGTCGCCTGAGAACTTTAAGATCGTGGCAGAGGCTGGTAAACCAATAAATGTCACGGTTGCGCGGATAAAGAAGCGGGACGATTGTTCTGTTGAGAGTTTTACGCCAAGCATTCGTGATGCGGCTGGCATGGTGCACGAAGCAACCACCACTGCAAGTAAGTTTAGTGGCCCAGCCGGGCCAGAGATTGACACATTCACTTACGAACTGACAATGGTAGGAAAAGAAAAGATTGCCAGTGGCAAAGCCACTTTGTTGGCGACGATCAAATACAAATGCCCTGAAGGGGAGCGTGTTGTGCAGTACCCTCGTCACAAGAATTTAAGTTTTGAATTGAAATGATTGATCCGATCACGGCGCTAGAAGGACTACAAAGCGCCATTGGGTTAGTCCGTAAGGCGGCACAGGTGGCAAATGACCTAGGTGGCCTAGGCGTGATGGTTGGTCGGATGTTTGACGCTAAGAGTCAGGCATCTAAGGCGATGGTGGAGGCCAAGCGGTCAGGCAATAAGTCTAACTTTGCGCTGGCGATGCAGATAGAAAACACGCTGATGCAGACCGCCAAGCTGGAGGCTGAGTTGCAGATGCTCTATATGCAGACGGGCCACATAGACGTGTGGAACAAGATCAAGGCCAGAGCCGCTGAGATGGATAGGGATGACGCTATAGAAGCCCGTAAAGCCAAAGAAGAAGAGAAACGCCGTAAAGAAAAAGAACAAGAAGAACTTGAATTGGCGGCTGGGTTGACCGCAGGTGCTTTTTTGTTAATGCTGCTGGCGTTTGGCTTGTATGAACTGTTTGAGTTTTGTGCTGTCAACAGGTGTGGAAGATGACTTGGTTTGATGTATTGCTTTGGTCTGCTGTACCTTTTAACTATTTCTTTTGGATAGTTATTTATCCAAGGCTGGGCAATGAATGAGTACCAAAAACAGTTTGACCTCTTCCTTAAAGTCTTTGTCAGACTGTGCATTGCGTGGTGGGTGCTTGGACTGCTCCGCTTCCTGCCGGATGAGTTGGCGGGGAAAATTGTCGATAAACTACTTGGAATGATAGGACTCGGATAATGCTTTCACTATTTTCAACCCTTGGCGGCTTGCTGATCTCAGGCTTGCCCAAACTACTAGATTTCTTTCAGAACAAGGCTGACCAAAAGCATGAGTTGGCGCTTGCCCGTGTCCAGATGGAGTTACAGCTTCAGATGATGGCGCAGGGTTTTGCCGCCCAAGAGCGCATGGAAGAGATTCGTACCGACCAGATTGCTATGGAAACAGACGCGCAAATGACTGTAGCGGCCTATGACCATGACAAAAAGATCATGGAAGAAGCCAGCCGCTGGGTGGTCAACTTTGTGGGTACTGTGCGCCCGATGGTCACTTACATCTTTGTGCTGGAACTGTGCGCCATTAACGCTTGGATGGCTTACTACATCTACACCCGCCCCAGTTTGGTTACAAGCATGGACGATTTGGTTCGTTTGACTGACATCCTGTTCAGCACTGATGAGATGGCAATGCTTGGAGGCATCATTGGTTTTTGGTTCGGAAGTAGAAGCTGGAGCAAGAAATGAAATTGGGTGAAGCTGGCGCTAAGTTGATGCACCAGTGGGAGGGGTATCGCACTAAGCCATACCTGTGCCCAGCCCATATTTGGACAATTGGTTATGGGCATGTGTTGTACCAAGATCAAATCCGTTTGCCCGTAGTCAGGGTGGAGGGCAAAGACACCCCTATGATCCGCAAAGAGATGCCACTGAAACCGGAGGACAACCGTGTCTGGACTAAAGAAGAGATCGAGAAACTATTCCAAGATGATGTCGGCCCTACTGAACGTGGTGTTCTACGACTTGCTCCCGCTTTATCTGGTCGTCAAGGCGCTTTTGACGCGTGTGTCAGCTTTGCCTTCAACGCCGGAGTGGGGGCTTTTCAGCGTTCTTCTATTCGGATGAAAATAAACCGTGGTGATTGGGAAGGCGCAGCCGATGCGCTCTTGCTGTATTGCATGGCTGGTGGCAAAATACTACTAGGGCTAAAAAAGCGCAGGGACGCTGAACGTGCCTTGTTTCTATCCTAGGACTGCCGATGCCATTACAAAAAATTCTGTTTAAGCCGGGCGTCAACAAAGAGAACACCCGCTACACCACCGAGGGC